ACCGACTTCCGCACGATCAACGTCGTGCGGGCCGGCGACTTCCCGGCCCTGCAGGAGGTGAAGGAAACGGGCGATATCCCGGCCGGCAGCTTCAGCGAGAGCAAGGAACAGCTCGCGGTCAAGTCCTACGGCGTGCGCTTCAATCTTTCGCGCCAGATGATCATCAACGACAATCTCGGCGCCATCGACCAGGTGCTGGGGTCCGCCGGCGATCGGGTGATGGACTGGGAGAATGCCCAGGTGTTCGCGGTGCTGGTCAGCAACAGCTTCGCCGGTCCGACCCTGCTGACGGATTCGACCGCCCTGTTCGCGACCGGTCACGGCAACCACGTCACGTCCGGCACGGCGATCTCGCTGACGTCGGTCGGTCTCGGCCGCGCCGCCATGGCGAAGCAGACGACGCTGGACGGCATGAAGTCTTCGGCCTTCACGCCGGTGACCATCCTGACCGGCCCCGATCGCATCATGGACGCCGAGCAGCTGGTTGCCTCGATCAACCCGGCGTTGATTGCCTCGGCACAGCCCGACTGGGTGCGGCGTCTGACGCCGGTGATGGATGCCAATATCACCGGCAATCACTGGTATCTGTTCGGCGACCCGGCGACGGCGCCCGCGTTCGTCTACGGCACCCTGCAAGGCTTCGAGGGACCGCGTCTCAGCACCGACGATCCGTTCACGGTGCAGGGCATCAGCGTGAAGCTCGAGCACGACTTCGGCGCTGCCGGTATCGACTATCGCCCGGCCTATCACAATGCCGGGGCCGCGCCGGCCTAGCGGCAGGGTCCCCTGACCTGGCGCAGTACTGCTGCGCACTCACGCTCCGGCGCCACGGCGCCGGAGTTCCCCGTCTTTCCTGATCTTCTCGTTTCACGGAGTCTCACATGAAGAACTACAAGGGCACGGGTGACGTCGTCACCGTGGCGTCCCCGGAAGCCGCGTCTTCCGGCGAATTCCTGCTCAAGGGCGGCATTCATGGTGTCGCTGGCATCGCCGCCGACAACGCCGCGGACGTCCCGCTGCATCGCACCGGCGTCTTCACCCTGCCCAAGGAATCGGGCGCGGCCTGGACGCAGGGCGACCGGCTGTTCTGGAACCCCTCGACCAAGGTCTTCAGCAAGGACACCAGCGATCGTCCGGTCGGCGCCGTCGCTGCCGCTGCGGCCGGCTCCAGCGATACGACCGGCGACGTTCTGCTGCAGGCCGAGGGCGGGCTGCGGATCGTGGGTGGCCAGCACACCACGGTCACCGCGACCGACACGGTGGTCACCGGCCTCGCGCAGGTCGTGGCGGTCGTGGTCAGCTACGGCACCGACCCGGCGGACGCCAACACCTACGTCTCGGCGACCATCGGCGACCAGGCGGGTGCGCCGGCCGCCGGCTCGGTGATCATCAAGAGCTGGAAGCAGTCGGGTTCCGATCCGACGCCGATCGCCGCCGACGCCTTCTCCAAGGTCGTCAACTGGATCGCGGTCGGTATCTGAAGCCGGGCTTCGACCGGCTTCAGATGTGAGCGACAGGTGGATGGCGTGAGCCATCCACCGAGAGCGACGTAAGAACGCCGCAACGGAGCGCGCCGGCCATGTCCTCCATCTTTGACGCCCTGCCGGCGCTGTTCGTCCAGCACCTCGGCGACCGCGAGGCCTTTCCCTACACGCACGGCACCACGACCGTCGACGTGAAGGGCATCGTCGAAATGCCGGCGATGAGCGTCGACGGGTTCAGCGAGAACCAGATCGTCGACGCCGACGCCTCGCTGCACTGCGCGACCGTAGATCTGCCCGCAGGGTACGGCGACGGAGACTCCGTCGTCGTGCGCGGCATCATCTACCGGGTGAAAGCGCCCATGCCCGACGGCCGCGGGATGGTCAGGCTTCCTTTGATGCGCGCGTAGCGAGCATCAAAGGAAGCCGGTGGGCGGCAGCGCGTTCACACGCGCGGGAGCCCACACAGCGCAGAACAGACACGGGTGCCCAATGAGCCTTCATGTCAGGCGTCAGATAGTGGGTGCCATCGTCACCCGCCTCGAGGCCATCCCCGGCGTGACCGTGAAGGCGGGCCGCACGGCCCCGTCACCGGTCGTGTCGGCGCCCTACATCCTGGTGCACGCGCGCCGCGAGCAGGCGGCGTCGGTCACCAGCCGCGGCGACGAGGTGCGGCTGCAGCGCCGTCTGTCGGTCCTGATCGACGTCGTGCATGCCGATCCCGAGGACGACGACGGCGAAGCCGACCGGCTCTGCCTGCTGGTCGAACGGGCGATGCTGGCCGACCCGACCTTCGGCGGCCTGGCGCACGATCTTGAAGGGCCCGACACGACGCTCGACGCCCGCGCGGAAGGCGAGACGCGGCTCGGCCGCGCCCGCCTGGAATTTCAACTCGAGTACCACACCACGGCCCAGCGGCCGGATCAGCACCTGCAATAGGAGAGAGCCATGGCCGTCACCAAGGGCAAATCGGGCAAGGTCTATGTCGGCGCCAACGTCGTCGCCGAGGTCCAGTCCTTCAACTTCACGCGCAACGCCGCGCGCGCCGATCGCTCGACGCTCGACGACGAGTGGGACCGCAGCGCGATGGTCACGAAGAGCTGGTCGGGCTCGCTCACCGTCTGGTGGGATCCGTCCGACACGAACGGGCAGATGGGCCTCGAGGAGGGCGACGAGGCGACGCTCAATCTCTACCCGGACGGCAACGCCAACGGGAAGACCTACTATTACGGAACCGTGATCGTCGACTCGGTCGAGGTCACCAACGAGCGCGCCAACCACGTGACGGCGACGATCCAGTTCACCGGTTCGGGCGCGTGCACCAAAGCGGTCGTCGGCGCCTAGCGCCGCGACGCCAGGGTGCAAGCCCCGGTATAACAAGGGAAGGAAGCAACGACCGTGTCCGACAAGCCCACCCTCATCGAAGCCCTGCAGGCCGACTTCAAGGCCCGTCGCCGCAAGGTCACGCTTCTGGGCTTCGACGTCTGGGTCACGCCATTGACCGTCGAGGACGAGAACCTGCTCGCCGAGCGCGAGCCCCTGGTGGGGGCTGCGCGGTATGCGGAGATGGCACTCATGAAGTGCACCGACGAATCGGGCGCGCCGGTGTTCTCGCGCAACGACAAGGATGCGCTGATCAGGAGCGTAGCCAGCGACCAGCTCGGCCGCCTGGTGGCGGCCATCACCGGGCCATCCGCCGAGACCCAGGCAAAAAACTGAAGCGCGATCGGCGGCGCTTCACGCAATACGCGCTGGCCGATCGCCTCCACGTTCCCCTGTCCGTCGTCCTCGCCATGACCGTCGAGGAGTTCAACGGCTGGCAGGCCTATGCCGCCGTCAGTGAAGACGTCTTCAAGAACGGCTTCGACGATGATTGATCGAAGCGAACGGAGTTCGCCCCATGCCGTTCGATGGACAGACCCGCTATCAGATCGACATCACCGCGGCGGACAAGACGGCCCAGGCCTTCGCGACCGTCGACCGTCGTCTGAAAGCGATGGAGGTGACGCAGCGCGCCGCGTCGGCTGGTCTCAATGCCGGCTTCGCGCTTGTCACCCGCGCGCTTGCGCCGCTGGCCGCCGCTCTCAGCGCCGCCGCCCTTGCCCAGCGCGTGTGGCAGTCGGGCATGGAAGCCGCCAACCTCGGCGAGCAGGCCGAGCAGATCGGCCTCACCACCGATGCGCTGCAGGCCTATCGCCTGGCCGCGGCGCAGAACGGCGTCGAGGCGGCGCAGCTCGACACCGCCTTCATGCGGCTCACCAAGTCGATGGGCGAGGCTGCCGGCGGCAGCGACGACGCGATCGCGCGCTTCGACAAGCTCGGCGTCAAGCTGCTCGACAATAACGGCAACCTTCGCCGGACGTCGGACATCCTGCCCGAGGTCGCGGCCGGGCTGCTGGAGATCGGCAACCAGGCGCAGCGCGACGCGCTGATGATGGAACTGTTCGGCCGTTCCGGTGCCCGCATGGTCACCATGCTCGAGGCCTTCGCCGGCGGCCAGGCGAAACTCACGGCGCAGGCCCGCGAAATGGCCGCCATCATGGGCGTCGACGTGATCGCCGCCTGGGACAAGGTCGACGACCGGCTTAAGGTCGTGAACCAGCAGATGACGGTATTCCAGGCCACGGTCGGCGCGCCGCTGGCGCTCGGCGGCTTGAATGCGCTCGAATGGACGCTGCGCCTGATCGCCGACGGCTATCGCGGCGCCAAGAACGCCGCCATCGACTTCGGCCTGGCGATCGGCACGTCCGTGCGCGGCGTCAACATCAGGCAGCTCGAATCCGACATCGCGAGTCTCGAAAAGAACATCGCCAACCCGCCGCTGTTCGCGCGCGGCGGCCTCGAGACGATGAAGCAGCAGCTCGCCGAGAAGAAGGCGATCCTCGACAAGGCGAAAGCCGAGGATGCCGATTATCGGCGCGGGGCGCAGGAAAGCGGTCTCAACCGCCAGCTCCCGCTTCCGTTCGAGCCGCCGCCCGTCACGTTCCGGGACTTCGGACTGCCGGGCAGGCAGCCGATCGGCAAAAACGCCGCCGCCGCCGGCGCGAAGCTCGACGAGCGAATGAAGGAGTTGCAGACCGAGCGCACGGCGCTGGAGAAGGCGCTGGCGGCCTTCGATGTGCGCGGGCTCGACACGGTCGCCGAGGTCGACAAGCGGCTCGACGCCCAGGTGAAGCTCGACCAGAAGATCGCCAGCCTCCTGAAGGACGTGCCGCCGAATTCCCCGCTGGCGCAGCAGTTCATCCAGGAAGCCACCGCGATTTCGCAGCTCAACGCCCGCCTCGACGAGCGCAAGCGCCTGCTGACCGAGGCCGAACAGGTGACCGCCCGGTTCGGCGACGGCTCGCGGGCGCTGGCGCGCGCGACGGCCGATCTCAACGCCATGCTGGCCGCCGGCGCGATCGACGCCGACACCTATGCCCGCGCGCTGAAGGGCGCCAAGGAGGCCGCGGCCGACCAGGCGCGCGAGGCCCGCGGCGCGAAGGGCGGGCTCGACGGCTTCATGGCCGGGGTCGAGCAGTACGGCGCGGAAATGGAGAAGGCCAACTCGGCCTTCGAGTCCGGCAAGTTCGTGGCCCGCGAGTTCGGGTCGGTCTTCACCGGCGTCAACCAGGGGCTGCGCGAGGGCAAGGATCTCTGGCGCAGCCTCGGCGATTCGGCGACGACCGCGCTCGGCCGCATCGCCGACAAGCTGATCGAGATGGCCGCGCAGAACCTGTTCGCCAATGCCTTCGGCATGGGTGGCGGTGGTGGCGGGGGCATGGGTGGCGGCATGGGCGGGGGTATCCTGAACCTGTTCGGCGGCGGGTCGAGCGGCACGTCGTCCGGCCTGTTCGACGGCATCATGGGCGCCTTCAACTTCTTCCCGACCTTCGCGACCGGCGGCATCCCGCCCGTCGGCTCGCCCTACATCGTGGGCGAGAACGGCCCCGAGGTCCGCATCGACGGCCGCCCCGGCCAGATCTTCAACCGCGACCAGTGGGCGCGCGTGAACAGTGGGCGCGACGCCCAACCCGTCGTCGTGCATGTCTACGCCAACGAGGAGTTCGTCACCGCGAAGGCGGAGGGCGCGGCGGTGCGGGTCGTCAACAGGGCAACCCCTGGCATCGTCAGGACGTCAGTGAAGAAGGCCGGCGAGCAGGCGCCCGCCGTGATGGCGCGTCACCAGGCGCAACGCGGAGGCGAGTGGCGTGACTGATGTCCTTCTCTGGCCCGCGTCGGTCCTGAAACCGCTCGAGGTCCAGGCCGACGTCGTCGCCTTCTCGCGCTCCGGCGGCACCACCTTGGGCGGCCTGCAGCGTGTCACCCGCACCGATCGCGGCTGGTGGTCGATCGTCTTTCGCGGGGTGCTTCTCTCGACGGCGGCCGAGCGACGCCTGTGGAACGCCGTCGCCGAGCATTGCGGCGGCATGGCGGGAAAGCTGGCCGTCCCGGTCCGATCGTTCGACTCCGCGCCCTGGCCCGCCGGCACGGTCAACGGCCTGCTGCTGACGTCGCATTCCGACGGCACGTCGCACAGCGACGGCAGCCAGTATGGCCAGCCGCCGATCGGCGTTTCCCTGGTGAGTGCCGCCGCGATCGGCGCGACTTCCGTTACTCTGCGCATCGGCTACGGGATCGAGGATCTGGCTGGCGTTCGCTTCAGCTACCAGCACGCGATGTACCGGACCGGCCTGCCGACCCTGATCGCCGGCAGCGACTGGACGGTGCCGATCAGCCCGGCGATCCGCGCGCCCATACCGGCCGGCGCCGCCCTCGAGTTCGGCCTGCCGACCTGCCTGGTGAGACTGGCCAGCGACCGCGAGATGGACGTGAACTTCAGCCGGGGTGGTGTCGATCGGCGCGACGTGGCCTTCGTCGAGGCGGCTGACGTGTGGTCTGACGCAGCAGCGTCTTGACAAGTAATATCGCCGCCCGCATCGTGCGCGGGCTGCTGAAAACAGCGTTGTAGGCGGATACCGGTCCCGAAAGTTGCCGGTATTTTTGCGCCCGATTATGGCCGGGAGTCCGCGGATACAAGACCCGAAAGGGGAAGAAGCGGGCCTGCCCTACGACAGGTTTTCAGCTCCCGGTTGCCGGCGCCGTTCGCCGGTGTGGCCTGAAAAGCCATCGTAGGAGCGCACCATGTCGACCGTGAAAGCGAACGCCGTTCGCTGGACACCCGCGCGCATCCAGCGCGCGCTGCTCTGCCCCAAGCCCCGGGGCGCGATTGCCCGGGCGCGGGCCGTCATCAAGCCCGGCGCCCTGACGCCGCTCGAACGCACCCTGATCCGCTACATCGCGGACCATGCCGGCCGGATCGACCTGCCGGCGCCCCAGGACTGGCACGCCGAGCCCAACGTTGGTTGGCTGCTGGTGCCGTGCCCGCGCTGGGTGCTGCACAATCTCGAACTCTTCGAATCGGAGATCGAGGAATGCGAAGGGGACTCGGACGGGGAGGAAGACACCGACGCCGAGCCCGACGAGGCCGAGCCTGACGCGGACGAAGAGCCGGATGGCGACGAGGAGCCCATCGAGAGCTGGGGGCCGTGATGGCGGCGTGTTCGGTGGAGGGGTGTGGGCGGTTGGCCTACGGTCGCGGCCGGTTCACGATGCCGCTCGCGTCCCAGTAGCCGGTCGCTACAGCGGTTCCCGTAAACGTCTCTCCATCGCTTGTAGTGCCGGTGATTTTCGCCCCGGCGTCGCAGCCAGCCAGCAAGGCCAACAGGCCGACCTTCAACAAAAACCGTTCCATCGCTGTCTCCCCGATGCGGTGAGCCATTCGGAAGGCGCTTGCTCGAATGACCAGGTCACTTCGTATCCTATGCCAGTTCGACTGGCCGACCGAGGCGGTGTCGCGGCTGTGGGACGGCGCGGGGCCGTTCGTCGATTCGGACGGCAATGTGTGGCGGGGCTGCACCTTGGCCGACGGGATCGACGACATCGAGCTCGCGATCAACGGCGAGGCGGCGGCGCTGAACGTGGCGCTGATGGGGGTCGGGGCTGCCGCCGCCGATGCGGTCTGGCTGTCCTATACCAACGATCAGATCGTCGGCGCCGTCGTCCGCATCCTGATCCAGCCCTGCGATGCCGACGATCAGCCGGTCGGCGACCGCGAGGTGATGTTCACCGGGCGCATCGACAACGTGATCTTCGACGACGCCGTCTCAGGTGACCGGCCCGTCTCCGCAATCACGGCCGAGGTCGTCAACCGCTTCACCCTGCGGCGCCTCGAGAACGGCGGCGTCCTGTCCGACACCGATCAGCGGGCCCGCTCCGCCGCGGTCAACCCGGAGGAGGAACCGGACCGCTTCGCCGAGCGCGTACCCGGTCTGGAAGACAAGACGGTCGCCTGGCCGAAGTGGCGGTCGTGATGGCCGATCTGGCGGCCTTCCTCGCCGAGAACGGCGCGCTGCCCTGGGCATGGGGCAGCGTCGATTGCTGCATGGTGCTGGCCGACTGGGCGCAGGCCAACGGGCACGGCGACCTGCTGGCTCAGTATCGCGGCGTCTATGACGACGAGGCCGGCTGCCTCGCCATCGTCGTCGAGCGCGGTGGCGTGCTGCCGATCGTGGGCGATGGTTGTGCCCGCGTCGGGCTGGCCGCGACCGATGTCAGGACGGCCGGCGTCATTGCCGTGATCGGCTCGCTCACGACACCGACGCGGCAATGGGGCGCGATCTGGGACGGCTCCCGGTGGATGGTGCGCGGAGCTGCAGGCTTCGCCCCGATGACGGCGCCGGCGCTCGGAATGTGGAGTGTCTGATGCCGCAGGTCCTGATTTCCATTGCGATCTCAATCGCGATCTCGGTTGCGCTCAGTGTGGCGACGTCGCTGCTGTTTCCGGCGCGCCGCCGCCAGCAACAGCAGCAGAACGCCCCCAAGCCCGCCGACGGCAAGGTCACGTCGCAGCAGAACGTGCCGTCGCTTCCCGTGGTGCTCGGGCGTGCCAAGAGGACCGGCGACCAGTTCTTCATGGAGGAGCGGAGCGGGGCGCTGTTCTGGGGCATCGTCTTCGCCGGTCACCGCATCAACGACTATGTCGCGCACTACCTGCACGACGAGGAGATCACGCTGTCGGGCGACGCCAACGGCAGCAACGTCACCGGCCCGCTGCACTTCTACACCTACTATGATGGCGGCCTGTTCGTGTACGTCTCGATGCAGTGGCGGCTCGGGGCGTCGCTGGAGACCGCCTATTCGTACCTGACCGGCAATTTTCCCGAGCTGTGGTCGGCGGATCATCGCGGCGACGGGCTGGCGTCGGCCGTGTACGCCTTCCAGACCGCGCCGGATTCGCACTTCGCCAACGTCTATCCGAACGGCCGGCCGGAGCCGTCCGCCATCATCGAGGGCGCGCTGGTCTACGATCCGCGCGACGAGGCGCAGGATCCGGACGACCCGGACACCTGGACCTTCTCGACGAACCTCGCGCTCCTGCGGCTGCATCACCTGACCCAGCCCTTCGGCGGCCGCCTGTCGCTGACCGACGACATCAACCTGGACAACTGGGCCGCCGCCGCCGATGTCTGCGACGAGACGGTCTACAACCGCACCGCCGAAGAGGAGCCGCGCTATCACGGTGGCCTGTGGTTCCGCTACGACAGCGACCAGATCGACATCGGCCGGTTGATCGACGAGGCCGGCGAGCTGGTGCTCTACGAGGATGCCGACGGCAGGATCGGCGTCCACCCCGGCGAGATGGTCGAGCCCGATGTCCGCATCACCGCCGACGACATCGTTGCCATCAAGTACGACGCCAACAAGCGCAACGCGACCAACGTGTTGGCGGTGCGCGGCCGTTTCACCGATCCGGAGCAGGTCTACAACACGGTCGACGCCGCGATCTACGGCGACCCCTACACCGGCGACGACACCCAGCGGACCGCCACGATCGACAACCAGGCCGTCCAGTCGCACAACCACATGGCGCGGCTGCAGAAGCTGAAGTTCATCCGGGCCAACGCGCCGCGGGTCACGATCACGATGCACTACGACGCCTCGGGCGCCGCCGCGAACATCCGCTATAGACGCTGGGTCACCGTCCACTACCCGTCGCGCGGCATGGACGAGGCCATCGTCGAGATCGTCGGCCGCCCGAAACTGTCGCTGCAGAGCCTGACCTATACGTTCGACGGCATCGTCGTGCCGGCCGATCTCTACGATTTCGACGCGGCCACGGAAGAGGGGCAGCCGTCCGGCTCGGCTGAGGAGGCGGTATCGCTCGGCATCCCGGTGCCGGAGGACTTCGCCGTCGCGATCGAGAGCGAGACCGTCTCGGCCGGCCAGCCGCAGTGCTTTGCCGTTGCCTCCTGGACGCATGTGTCCGACGCCCTGACGTACGAGCTCGAGTACCAGATCGCCGACGAGAGCGCGCCAGCCAAGTCGGTCGTCTCGCTGCCCGGCGACGACGATGTCCGCACGCCCTATCTGGCCGACGGTACGGAATACCGCTTCCGGCTGCGCACCAAGTCGAACGGCGCCAACTCGCTGTGGACGGACTACGTCAACGAGACCACCTCGTCCGATGCGACCGCGCCGGGCGATCCGACCGACCTCGCCTCGTCGACGACCAGCCCGTCGAGTGCGCAGATCACCTGGACGAATCCGAACAGCCCGAACCTCTACCGCACGGTGCTCTACCGCAGCACCACCTCGAGCTTCGGCGATGCCACCCCGGTCTACATCGCCTATGGCGGCATCGCCGAGGGCCGGACCTACGACGACACCGGCCTCGCGGCCTTCGAATACTGGTGGTGGGTCCGCTCCTTCAACGCCTCGGGCGTCGGCTCTGCCGTCGTCGGCCCGACGAGCCAGGACCTTTCCTAGCGCCTCAGAGGGCGAACGGCGTTCGGTCGCGTCGTTGCAATCCTGAAATCACCTTGGAGACCAACCGATGAGCACTCTCGGCGATCTTGGCCGCGCGGCCTGGCGTCTGTTCGTCACCGACGGCGTGCCGTCGAGCGGGGCGCACGAGCCCCAGAAGTCCGACATCCTGGCCTTCGTCGAGGAGCTGGAGTCGCGTCTCGATCCGCTGACCATGAGCGAGACCACGGTCGCCAACCTGCCGGCCGCCGCCTCCAACGCCGGCGCGGTGATCATGGTGACCGACGCCCAGGCGCCGGACAGCACGCAGCCCGTCGTCGGCAACGGCACCATCAAGGTGCCGGTCTTCAGCAACGGCGCCGCCTGGTATCCGATGGGATCGCCCGAGTCGACGACGGGCATGCCGCCCTATCCGGCCTCGGCGTTGACCCTGCTCGATCCGCTGACCGCCTTCGGTCATTCCTTCTGGGCCCGGGCGGGCGACGGCAGCCGCAGCGCGGTGCTGGACCTGCTGCGCGACCGCTATGCCTTCGGCACGCTGGCGAACGAGAGCAAGGGCGGCTCGACCTCTACCGAGATCGCCAACCGGGTCGACGACACCGACACCACCATCCTCGATCCCGATGCCGACCTGAGCCGCGCGGAGCAGGTGGCCGGCGACGTCGTCATCGACATGGGCCGCAACAGCTTCGCGGTGACGGTGGGCAACAGCTCGATCATGACGACGGTGCTGGCCGACCGCGACCGCGCCGTCGCCGAGATCACCGGCGAATATCTGATCTTCACCGACCCGACCAGCCGCACCCTGCCGATCGGCAACACGGTGTGGGCGCAATGCGAGCACTACAAGCGGGTCACCATGGCGTCCTATCCGGCGCGCACGGTCGACTGGACCTGGTGCCTGCAGCAGTATGCCGACGAGGATGTCGAGCAGGACCTGATCGACCTCTACAACGGGATGATCCCGTCGACGACCACGACCTATGACGACGGGACGGTCGACAATCTCCACCCCGGCACCAAGGGCAACAAGGTCATCGCCTACGGGCCGCTCTGGAACTGGTTGCGCTGGCGCGCTCAGGACTCGATCTGGATGCCGCCCTTCCACGATGCCTGGATCTCGGGCTCGGCCGCCGATTCGGCGATCGTCACCAGCGGCCACGTCTACAGCACCCCCTTCCTCGGCAGCGGTGCGGCCTTCAGCCTGGTCTCGGGCGATGCCACCAAGTTCGCGGTCAACATCGCGACCGGCGTCGTCACCTGCGTCGCGGGCTTCACGCCCGCGGCTGCCTATTACGACCTCGTCGTCCGCGCCACCAAGGCCGGCAAGTCGGTCGACTGCGCGCTGCGGCTGTGGATCGGCAAGAACACGCGCGGCTGCGACGACCGTGCCGTGAGCCGCGACACCGGCGGCCCGATCGTGTTCGCGAGCGCGCCGTCAGGCATCACCAGCAAGGCCTGTTCGATCATCGTCGGCGTCTCCTGCGGCACGGGCACCGACGGCGACAAGATGTACCTGCGCGGCTCGGAAAGCTCCGCGATCGCGCTCTATCGCGACACCGACAACAAGATCAAGTTCGTCGCCCGCAACTCGAGCGGCACGATCATCGCCAGCCTGACCAGCAGCTCGACCTTCACCGTCGCCGACGGCATGAAGTGGATCGCCGTCTCGGTCAACCTGGCGCCGGGCTCGCCGACGGCGACCATGTACCTCAACGGCACCAGCATCCTCGCGGGCGGCTCGACCTTGACCAGCGGCGGGACGATCGACTGGAACAAGCGCGGCGTCATCCTGGCCGACAGCCCGTCGCTCTCCTACTGCTGGGAGGGCACGCTGCGGGACTACTGGTGCGCCACGTCCTACATCGACTGGAGCTCCTCGAGCCGGCGCGACGAGCGCTTCAACTCCGGCACCGGCGCGGCGGTCACGCTGCCCGCGGGCGGCGCCATCAACTCGATCACCCCGCTGGAATGGACGCCCGGCAACCTCGCCGACCTCTACTGGGGGCGCTGCGGCAACGGCCAGAATGCCGGCACGGGCCCGGCCGGCGTGGGCTGCGCCCGCCACTACGAGAACCCGGGCGCGGGCGGCCAGGTCGACGGCAACTTCACGCCGCTCGATCTCGGCGTGAAGCTGCTGGCCTGGTGGAACGCCGACGACTACGGCACCGCCAACATGACCGTCGAGACCGGCGACCGGCTCACCGCCTGGGTCGATCGCGTCGCCGGCGTCACCCTGGCGCAGTCGAGCGGCAATGCTGCGCGGCCCACGTGGATCGCCAACTTCGACGCCACGGGCCTCGCGGTGGTGCAGGGCACCGGCACCCACTGGATGGACACCACGTCCTTCTCGGCCATCACGACCGGGACCACGGCCGGCCGTGCCTTCATCAGCGCCTCGCTCGACGTGGTCGGCACCCTGTTCTCCTACGGCACCAACGGCGGCAACACGCTGCGGCGCATCACCGTCGACGGCAACAGTCGCATCAACGCCAGCGATGCGTCGCTGACGGCGCAGTCCTCGACCGACGTGCTTTGGAACGGCTGGCGGGTGGTCGATGCCCGGTTCTCGACCGCCGGGCACCTGCTCAATGTCGACGGCACGCAGGTCGGCACCTCGGCGGCGGCGGCGTCGATGAACACCGGCACGACTCGGTTCCGCTTCCTCGCCAACCTCGCCACCACGGCCGCGGGCTTCTCGGGCACGTCGGTACGCCACCTGATGTTCACCACCGACACGCTGACCACCGACGAGCTGCAGAAGCTGCAGGGCTGGCTGGCCTGGGATCAGGGCCGCAACCTCGACCTGCCGGCGACGCATCCGTATCGGAACT